CACCACCAGCTCCACTACCCCCACCACCACCTGAAGAGTTACCTGAAGCTCAAACAAAGCCAGTTAACCCTAATGTTCAACAATCTCAATCTAGACTTGGACAGAAGAAAGGTAAGAAAGGTAGTACAAAAGATTTAAGAATAGATAAAGACAGACAAGATCCAGCTACTTCTGGAGCACAAGGATCAGTAAATACAGGAAATCAAAATACCTCTGGAGGGTTACAATAGTGAACGCTCGTGAAAAATATAATCAGCTTAGTTCTGCTAGACGACAGTTCCTCGATAAAGCAGTTCAATGTTCTGAACTCACGTTGCCGTATTTAATTGATGACGATATATCATCAAGACCAAACCACAAATCATTAGCAGTACCTTGGCAATCAGTTGGAGCCAAGTGTGTAGTGACATTGGCAGCCAAACTTATGTTGGCTGTCTTGCCACCACAGACAAGTTTCTTCAAGCTACAGGTACGTGACGATAAGTTAGGAGAAGAATTAGATCCTAAGATAAGAAGTGAATTAGATCTCTCTTTCTCAAAGATGGAGAGAATGATCATGGATTATATAGCTGCTAGTAATGATAGAGTTGCTATACACCAAGCATTAAAACATTTAATTGTTGGTGGTAACGCTTTAATTTACATGCATAAAGATGGATTAAAAACTTTTCCTTTAACTAGATATGTTGTCGAGCGTGATGGTGATGGTAACGTTTTGTGCATAGTCACTAAGGAACTTATAAGTAGAAAAGTTTTAGATATTGATCTACCAGAACCTGAACCTAATTCAGTAGTAGACAATTCACATTCAGTTGCTGATGATGTAACTATATACACCATGACTAAACTAGATAAATCTAGTGGTAGATGGGTATGGCATCAAGAAGCATTTGATAAAATTATTCCTGATACAAGAAGTACTGCACCTAAGAATGCCAGTCCCTGGTTGCCTTTACGGTTCAATACGGTTGATGGAGAAGACTACGGTCGTGGTAGAGTAGAAGAATTTTTAGGAGATTTAAAATCACTTGATGGTTTAAGTCAAGCTCTTATTGAAGGAGCGGCAGCTGCCAGTAAAGTTATTTTCCTTGTGTCTCCAAGTTCAACTACTAAACCAGCCACCATTGCAAAGGCTGGTAACGGAGCAATTGTTCAGGGTAGACCAGAAGACGTTGCAGTTATCCAAGTAGGAAAGACTGCTGATTTTGGTACAGCTGCACAGATGGCTCAAGGTATAGAGAAAAGAATGTTAGAAGCTTTCCTTGTTTTAAACGTAAGGAATGCTGAAAGAGTTACAGCTGAAGAGGTACGCCTTACTCAGTTAGAACTAGAACAACAATTAGGTGGTATATTTTCACTACTTACAGTTGAGTTCCTAATCCCTTATCTCAATAGAACTTTATTAGTTTTACAAAGATCCAATCAAATACCAAAACTTCCTAAAGATATAGTACGCCCAACAATAGTTGCTGGAGTTAACGCTTTAGGTAGAGGACAAGATAGAGAATCATTAACTCAGTTTATGGGAACTATTGCACAAACAGTAGGACCAGAAGCATTGATGAAATTCATTAATCCTTTAGAAGCAATTAAGAGATTAGCGGCTGCACAAGGTATTGACATATTGAATCTAGTTAAGACAGAGCAGCAGATAGAAGAAGAAATGCAAGCTGCACAACAAGCACAAGCACAACAATCATTAGTGGATCAAGCTGGACAAATGGCTGGTACTCCTTTAATGGACCCATCTAAAAATCCACAATTGATGCCCGAAGATGAACAACCACCTGTTGAATAATTATGGCTGATACATTAACTATTAAACAAGATGACCAGTCTACAGATGTAGAAAATCTAACGACTGAAGAGCAAGACTCCCTGCAAGTCGGGGAGGAAATGGCAAAAGAGCAAGGTGAATTACTTGCTGGTAAATATAAAAATGCTGAAGATTTAGAGCAAGCTTATATTGAACTTCAAAAGAAGTTAGGAGATAAAGAAGAACCTGAAGCTACTAAAGAAGAAGAAGAAGTTACTGATACTGAAGAAGAAACACCTGAGCATAGTGAGACTTATGCTGTATTAGAAAAAGCTAGTAAAGAATACTATGAGAATGGGGAAAAATTATCCCCTGAAACATTGGAAGAAATTAAAAGCTTTAGTAGTCAAGATTTAATTAGTGCTTATATAGAATATCAAAAAAATAATCCTTCAGATACATCATCAGAAGAAGCTGATGTTACTACTGCTGAAATTAATAAGATACAAAATTCAGTTGGCGGAGAAACTAAATATAATAACTTAGTTAATTGGGCTTCTCAAAATCTTAAACCTGAAGAGATCAAAGCATTTGATGATGTAGTTGGTACAGGTAATGCAGCAGCTATTCAATTAGGTGTTGATGCTTTACAATCTAAATATGAAAATGCTATGGGTTATGAAGGACGAAGATTAACAGGTAAAGCTGCTGATACAAGCGGTGATGTCTTTAAAAGTCAAGCACAATTAGTAGAAGCTATGAGTGATTCTCGTTATGACAGAGACCCTGCTTATCGAAGAGAGATTGCAGCAAAATTAGAACGTTCAGATTTAGATTTTTAATTATGGCACCACAAGGAAAAGGAACCTACGGAACTAAAAAAGGTAGACCACCTAAAAAAGGAAAATGAAAAAAAGTAAATCAAGCAAACCAACTAAGAAACCTTGCCCTGCTGGTTTTTACCGGAATAAAAAAGGTATTTGTGTGAAATCCCCAGATAATTTTGGGTATGGTGATATGCCAGCTGACTTTAGAAAGAGGTATAAAGAAATGTTAGAAAATAATAAAAAGTGAAAACAAAAGATTTAGATACGCTACTTGAAAACGAATATGCGTATGAACCCCCTATACAAGTAATACCAAAACAAAAAATTATGACACCCGAAGCAGAAAGATTCAATGGCTGGGCAGCAATGCTCGGTTTCGTAGCAGCCGTAGGAGCTTACGTAACTACAGGTCAAATAATTCCAGGAATATTTTAAAAGAAAAAGCGGCGACCCGAATCATATCGTAACTCGCCACCTTTTTTTATTCTTAAATATTTTAATGAAAAAATTTATTGTACTTACAGCAACTGCTGCTTTATCATCTCCAGTTTTAGCTGGTCCTTATGTAAACGTAGAGACTAATGCTTCTTATGCTGGTTCAGATTATAAGTCTAGAGCAACTGATTTACACATTGGTTACGAAAACAAATTAGGTTCACTTGATTGGTATATCCAAGGTGGACAAACACTTAACTCAGTAGACGGAGTTGATGATTCTGATTCTAATTTCTCTGGTAAATTTGGTGGCTCTGTAGCTGCAACAGAAAAGATCAAAGTTTATGGTGAACTAGCTTTCTCCAACTTTTTTGATGAAGAAACAACAAATAGCTATGGCACAAAATTAGGTGCTAAATATTCGTTTTAATTAAATGGCAACAATCCAACTCAGTAGAGAAGCTTCTCCTAGTAATTGGGAGAAGTTCTGCGAGTGGGTCACGAGCACCGACAACCGCCTATATCTAGGCTGGTTCGGTGTGCTTATGATACCTTGCTTATTAACTGCAACCACTTGCTTTATACTCGCCTTTATCGCAGCACCGCCTGTAGATATAGATGGCATACGTGAGCCTGTTTCCGGCTCCTTATTATATGGGAACAATATTATATCAGGAGCTGTAGTCCCAAGTTCCAACGCAATCGGAATGCACTTTTACCCGATCTGGGAAGCTGCCACATTGGACGAGTGGCTATATAATGGCGGACCATATCAACTCATTATCTTCCACTTCTTAATAGGAGTAGCAGCATATGCAGGGAGGCAATGGGAACTTTCATACAGGCTCGGAATGAGACCGTGGATATTTGTGGCATACACAGCTCCATTGTCAGCAGCCGCAGCAGTATTTCTTGTCTACCCTTTTGGACAGGGGAGTTTCAGTGATGGTATGCCTCTTGGTATTTCTGGGACTTTCAATTTTATGTTCGTCTTCCAAGCAGAACACAATATACTTATGCATCCATTCCATATGCTCGGCGTTGCTGGGGTTTTCGGGGGTGCACTTTTTGCAGCTATGCATGGAAGCCTCGTTACTTCCTCGATCATTAAGGAAACAACAGAGGATGTCTCGCAGAACTATGGCTATAAATTTGGGCAAGACAAGGAGACGTATAACATCGTTGCAGCTCATGGCTACTTCGGTAGGTTAATTTTCCAATATGCAAGCTTTAATAATAGTCGTGCTCTTCATTTTTTCCTTGGTGTTTTCCCAGTGGTTGGCATATGGCTTACCTCCATGGGAGTCAGCACTATGGCATTCAATCTCAATGGGTTCAACTTTAACCAATCCATTGTTGATACTAATGGAAAAGTTATACCAACATGGGCTGATGTTTTAAACAGAGCCAACCTTGGATTTGAAGTTATGCATGAAAGAAACGCACACAACTTCCCACTCGATTTAGCATCTGCTGAATCTACACAAGTAGCATTAACAGCACCAGAAATTGGTTAAAAAAATTTGGACCATATGGAAGTATGCTCTTGGTAGTTTTAGCGATGATAAGACTAAATCTTATGACAACGTTATAGCTATTACTCGTACTTTTATTTTCATAAGTTATTTAGTAACTAATTGTTTTATTATTTCTGGTGTTATCAGACATTGGAACAACATTGAAGATAAGCAAGAACAGCCACGTCCGTTCATCCCATTTACGGGACGCATGACAACCTAATCATGGAACGGGGATTAGGTAAATGGAGATTACCAATGAAAGTAACCTACGTTTATCGTGGCATTGCTTACACAAAAATAGTTAAGTGAAGCTAAATTCTGTATGGGCTACAACCATTTCGGTTGTGGCTCTTTTTATTTTTATAGAAGGTTTACACGTTCTATATCACATTAGAGAAGAGACACCTCAGAGTCGGATCTCTTTTCAGTTTGGCTTTTGCCCTCTAAGGAGGATACCATTAGCCGTCTAGACGGTGGGATAGACCACGAATATCAATGAGTCTAAGTAAGACTCGCAACTTTTTACGTAAAGAGACAAGTAAATATACCTTTAATTTTTAATATAAAATGGCTGATGCTAATCAGGTCGGTATAGGTAGAATTAATCTATCAACCGGCGTAGGTTATGACGGAGCTGGTGACAAGTACGCCACCTATCTTAAACTCTTTAGTGGAGAGATGTTTAAGGGATTCCAACATAATACAATCGCTCGTGACTTAGTTATGAAGCGTACATTGAAGAACGGTAAGAGTCTTCAATTTATCTACACAGGTCGCATGACAAGTGACTATCATACTCCTGGAACTCCTATATTAGGAAACGCTGACAAGGCACCTCCAGTAGCTGAGAAAACTATTGTTATGGATGACCTTCTAGTCAGCTCTGCATTTGTATATGACCTAGATGAGACACTTTCTCATTATGATCTACGTGGAGAAATTTCTCGTAAGATCGGTTATGCACTTGCTGAGAATTATGACAGAAAAATTTTCAGAGCAATTGCAAAAGGTGCTCGTCAAGCTTCTCCAATTTCTGCGACTGGTTTCGTAGAACCTGGCGGTACACAGATCCAGTTAAATGGAACTCAGAACAACACACAAGCAACATCTGCTTCTAACCTTGTTACTGGTTTCTATGATGCTGCTGCTGTACTAGATGAGAAAGGAGTTAGCTCTGAGGGACGTGTAGCTGTTCTTAACCCAAGACAGTACTATGCACTTATCCAACAAACAGGTGACAATGGACTAATCAACAGAGACGTTCAAGGTACAGGTTTACAGTCTGGAGAAGGTGTAGTATCTATCGCTGGTATCAAGATCTATAAGTCAATGAACCTACCATTCTTAGGTAAGTTCGGTACTGCTAATACTATCTCTAATGCTGGTTCATTCGTAGGTCAATCTATGGATTCAGCTGCTGGTAAACAGTCAGCAACTTATGCAAGATCTGGAACAACAATCACAGTAACACTTACTGCTCACGGAATTTCTGTTGGCGATAAAGTTGTGTTTGATGCTACAGCTGGTAATGGTACTTCTGGTACTTACACAGTTGCAACTGTACCTGATGCTAATACCTTTACAATTACTGATACTGCAAGTGGAACTGTTTCAAGTTCAGCTTGTACTTTCAACATTGCTGGTGTTAACAATGGCTATGGTGAATCTGGTGACTTCGCTGGATCATGCGGTTTAATCTTCCAAAGAGAAGCTGCTGGTGTAGTAGAAGCTATTGGACCTCAAGTTCAAGTAACTAATGGAGACATCTCTGTTATTTATCAAGGTGACGTAATACTTGGTCGTCTTGCAATGGGTGCAGATTACTTAAACCCTGCTGCTTGCGTGGAATTACACGTTGGTTCAGCAGACGCTGCATTCTAAATTTATACTTTTATACGGGACCTTCGGGTCCCTTTTTTTTATCTATGGCTACCACAACAATTCAACCCGATACCGAACTATCCGCAGTTAACTCAATCTTGGGTAGCATAGGTCAATCACCTTTAACTACTCTAAATTTTAATAATCCAGAAACTGCATTTGTTTATAATTTATTAGTTGAAGCTAATAAAGATGTCCAAAATGAAGGATGGCATTTTAATAGTGAGGAGAATGTAAAAGTTACTCCTGATTCTACAACAAAATATATAGTAATTCCTAGTAACTATTTAAGATATGATTTACATGATAAGCGTCTTGATAAGTCAAAAGATTTAGTTAGAAGAAATGGAAGACTATATGATTTAGTTGAACATACTGATCAATTCACTGAAGATCAATATTTAGATATTGTTACCTTATATCCGTTTGAAGATGTTCCTCCAGTTTTCCAAAGATATATTATTTCAAAAGCTTCAGTCCGTGCAGCTGTACAACAAGTTGCAAATAGAGAATTAGCAGCATTATTACAAGTACAAGAAGCATCTGCAAGAGCAAGCGTCTTGGATTATGAGTGTGCTCAAGGCGACCATAACTATATGGGGTGGCCGGAGAAAACTGCATATTCACCTTTCCAACCTTTCCAAATATTAAATAGAAGATAATGTCAAGTGTTACTCAAACAATACCAACACTGACTGGAGGCTTATCACAACAGCCAGATGAATTGAAAATTCCTGGACAAGTTAGTGTAGCTAATAATGTAATACCTGATGTAACACATGGCTTATTAAAGCGTCCAGGAGGTAAGTTAATTGCATCAATTAGTGATAATGGGACTTCAGCTCTAAACTCACAAACAAACGGTAAATGGTTTTCATATTATAGAGATGAAGACGAAAGCTATATAGGACAAATCTCTAGATCAGGTGATATAAATATATGGAGATGTAGTGATGGTGCAGCACAAACTGTTAATTTTACTGCTGGAATTATTAAACATATAAGTATTGATAATGGAGGTACAGGATATAGTTCTGCTCCAACAATTACTATTTCTGGAGGAGGTGGTTTAAATGCTACCGCTACAGCAACTGTAAGTGGTGGTGCTATTACAGCAATTTCCATAACAAATGCTGGGATTGGTTATACTTCAAACCCTACAGTAAGTATTTCTGGAGGAGGCGGTTCAAATGCTTCTTTAACTGCATTTACAGAATTACAATATTACTTAAATCATATTGATGATCACGATATTCAAACTTTAACTTTAAACGATTATACATTTATAACTAATAGAACTAAAACAGTCGCAATGTCTAACACGATTGAAACTGTTAGACCCCCTGAAGTTTTTATAGATTTAAAAGCTACGTCTTATGCAAGACAATATGCAGTTAATTTATTTGATAATACAACCACAACTGCCATTAATACAGTTACAAGGATTAGGGTTGATTTAGTTAAATCTAGTAATAATTATTGTCATACTGATGGTTCGTTAAGAAGTAGATCACAAAG